TGCCAAAATGAGAAAAGAAGTGAAGGAGAAGACTGGGATTGATATGGATGAGCCTCTTGGAGAAGACAAACCAGTAACTCAAATAGGAGATTAATAATGGAAGAAATATTCGATAAAATTTTAGCCCCTTACATGTCCTCCATGCCAGAGTTCGTTGTCTCAGTCATGGGTCTTATTGGTACACTTGCTTGTATTGTCCCAGAAGAAAGTAAGTTGGGGAAGATACTTGGAAAAGTAACTGGCAATTTAACCAAATTTAAAAACTATCTACTTAAAAAAGTAAAAAAATGAACAAACTAACACCACTAATATTACCATTATTATTCATACCTTCTTTAGTGAAAGCTGCAATCGTCACTTTTGATGGAGGTATAGCAACAACTGTACTGGGAGAGCAATCAGAGATTGATAACAATATCCAAATTCAAAATGTAAGCTCTTACCAAGAAGGAACTGTCATACTTAGTTATAATCTTACTAACCCCGACCAAGAATCTTCTTGGCAAACCGTAGGAGATTATTATGGAGTTCAAGATTCTGTAATTCACGGTCATTGGACTGAATTGAATAGCATCCAAATTGAGCGTGAAAATAACGTGGCTTTTGATTTACAATACTTTCAAATCACCTCTAACACTTCTGTTGGCGGTGGGGCCGCAACTGATACAGAAAATATTGCAATTCAAGGATTCTTGAATGGTCAGCCTGTTACACAATTATTGGGGTTACCTAGTGTAGACTGGGGAGCAAACGAAATTCAAGATGTGTTTCTTCCTGATTCTTTTAACAATGTAGATAAAGTTCTTATTACAGACCGTGGGACTTTAGGCGTTCACACTGGAGGATCTGATTGCCCGACATGCAATTCTGCTTTTTGCTTCGGAATGGACAATTTTGTGTTTGATGAAGTTGTGCCTGAAGCATTAATTCAGGGTAATTCTACTACCTTGACTACTGTTCCAGAGATGAGTGTGGGCCTAATGGGTTCATTAAGCATTCTCCTTTTACTACAGAGAAGAAAGTTTTACAGGTAGATAAAACGAAAAGCCCCTCCGAAGAGGGGCTTTTTTATTACTGGTTATAAAGTTCTCGCTCTAGTTTCCTGTAACGAGCATCAGAATGCCAAATCTCATCACTCTGAGGAGTGTAAACTCCCTCCTGAGTCTGAATCGCTTGACCCGCCTTCAGCTTCAAGGAAGACGGCTGATATATGTTTAAATTGCTTGTTTTCGGCGCGGAGTTGCTGCCGCAGGAAGTCAGCACGATCATTGGAGTTGTTGTCGCCAATAGAACGCAACCTTTCAATTTCTTCGATAAGTTCATTTTTCTTTTTATTGTGTTTCTCTGTAATTTCTGAAAACGCCAACTTATTTCTTAAAGCTAGATAAAGCTTCAGACTTTGAGCAAGAGTTTTAATTAAAGAAATCATTACTTTATTATATACACTCTAATACCTGCTTCCACTCCATTTCCCCAATCACAGAAGTTAATTTTGTAATATCTGCTTGAGTGAATTTCTGATACTGTCCTTTTAGTTTTTCTGGCATTGCTATCTGCTTTACTTTCGCCCCAGAGTTTTCTGCCATTTTGTCAGCAATATCTTTAAAAGATACGGAGGTGCCAGTACCAACATTGAAGATGCCAGAATCGTCATGATGAAGCATCCTATAATGAACCTCACAAACGTCCTCAACATGGACGAAGTCTCTGCTGGCTTTTCCTCTAAAAACTTTGATCTCACCATGTTCTTGAACTTGTTTGACGAATTTAGTAATTGGACTTGCTTGATCTCCTTTGTGCTCCTCATGAGGGCCATACACATTGAAATAACGGAATCCTTGATACGGATGCTGCTCATTCAAAAGCCAATTGTCAAACATATATTTACTATAGGCATATGGACTCAAAGGAATGCAAAATTGATCTTCTTCAAAAGTTTCTGCTACACCATAAACAGAAGCACTGCTTGCATATTGGAACTTGATATCCATGTTAGCACACAACTGATAAAGTGTGCCAGAGAAGATGAAATTCTCGTTTAAAATCTTTTTTAAATCAGTTTCAGTAGTGCTTGAGTTAGCACCAAGATGAATAACTGCATCTATGCCGTTCAGAGGAGGGAGAGGACCACCGAACTTGATGTCGTATTCTACGACTTCAATACCCCTTTTAGAAAGGTATGGACACAAGTTTTTGCCTATGAAGCCTTCGCTTCCAGTGACGAGAACTCTTTGCATGATACATTATATCAAAGCTCGTCCTCGTCTTCAACAACAACTTTAATCTCCTCTAAGAATGGATACCCATTTAATAAGTCCTGATGCTCCGCAAATGATTCATCATCCCAACCCCACTCAGAAAACTTCTCTTCATCATCCCAAGCGATAACGTCTTCTGATGCCATGGAACTCACTGGCTTCTTAGACCAAAACTTACAACTCCAATAACGAGGAGTAGTCTTGTCTTTAGCAGAGTCACACTTGTGACGAGCGCGGAAATTACGACGACGATCAGGGTCGTCGCGCTTGATTTCCATATTAGGATCACCGAACTTAACCATGATCACATTGCCAGTCTTTGGGTTTTTGACGTAAACACCAAACTTCTTTTTGCCATCTTTGAGTCGGAACGGCTTATTTAAAGTCTTTTTTTCTCCCTCTGAATAATCAATATCTTCAATATCTTGATCAGATTCAGAAGAAGCGTCAACTTTTACAAAGTCTAAACGAGCAAGAGCAAAATCAAGCTCATCAAAATCAACAAACCCTTTGCCGTCTTCTTCGATGTAATAATCTTCAGAACCTTTTGCGATGTCTTGATCTGCCGCACGGTAAGCTTTTTTAACTTTGCCGCCACGCATCATTTTTAAAAACATATTGACCCTAGCCATCGCCCATTGACCTCTGGTCTTATTAGGACGGTGACTAGAGCTAAATGCTCCCGCACCACGGCGGTATACTTTTTTAAGCTGCGTAAGGGAAACTTTCTTAGAATACTTTTCGTTATGCTCTTTTACCTTGTTTTTAAGAGCCGTAACGACTTTTTCTGAGAAGGTGATTTTCTTTCCATCTTTCCCTGCACTGCCCTTTTTGTTCTTGCTAGAACCTTTTTTGCGCTCACTAGGCTTCGCTGGAGTTTGCGCTCCGCTTTTAGGCCCAGATCGCTTTGCAGACTGAGATTCAAGAAATTCTTTCGCCTCTTTAGAAAAATCGTATTCCATCAAAGGATGTTACACTTCTTTTTCAAAAACTTCTTTATAACTTTGAAGTTTTTCTTCTTCGTTCATATCTTCAAGCTTATTATCAACCTCCTCTTTAACCAAAGTAGAAATTATGTCGATAATTTCAGCGAAAGTTAAGTTGCTTGTTATATGATTTACAAGAGCTTCATGAAGTTCCTGTTCCTGTTCTGGAGACATTACTTCTGCAAAGCTTTGCTTTTATAAATACGAAGGTCAGGATGATTGTCTTTTTCTTTAAACTTGTTTTTAAAGATGACAATCTCAACCTTTTCTCCACCAATCGTTAGGTTCCCTGAGTAAAAGGGCTTATCGCCACCTTTACGCCACAAGGCTCCAATTTCACGGTCAGACCATTCGCTAGATGTATTATTGTTTTCGTTCATAGATTAATATAAGATTTGATCAAGTGTTTCTTATTATGAGGAAGTTTAGTATAGCGTTTTTTGACACGCTTATAAGCTCTTTTCATAATTGGATCTGATTGAAAATTAATCAGACTCCTTAGATATCTTGAAGTAGACCCACTCATTACTTACCAAAAGATACTTTATCAAGGCTTGTCTTAGCAAAGCGACGAACAAGGCCATTATTGCGATCAAACACTTGAATATAGCTTTCGGTCTCACCACGGAATTGAGCATTCAAAGTCTCACCCTGAGAGGTGTGAAGACCAAAAAAACGACCACGAGTTCCGCGAATGACATTAAGTGCAGTTTTTTGCTTACGATTCAGTTTCATAACAGCATTATTGTAAAGATGAATTCAAATCTATCAACTAGAAAGTTTCATTTTGCTCAAATTTATTTTGCGAGTGCTTTTCGTCAACTCTTGGCAAATAAACTTGTTTATTTGATTTTCGAAACGGTCTTGGAAATCAACTAAATTCTTCGAAGAATTCGCAAACTTTTTTAGAAAGTTTAATGTGAATACAACCTCAATATCATTTAACCTCAAATCTTCGTTGATTTTCTGTATCTTATTGTAAAGGATTCTAAAAATATCTTTCTTTCGAACCTCCTTCAATACTAAATTGCAGTCAACCAAGGATAATAATTCTTTAAAAATAGATGAGGTAGGTGAATCCTCTGATGATTTAAAGCCCATTGAAGCTGTATTTTCTACCCCACTTGTCACAAATATTTTAGCATTAGAGAAGTCTGCTAGATCCCCATTGGCCATCTGGAGCTTGCCTTCCTTTAAGATTTGAGCAAATATGGTCTTAACGGAATGATGCAATTTATGAAAGTCATCAATAATAATCACACTATTGGGATGAATGTTAATCTTTTCGCAGAGAGAGGTATTGTTCATTACTTCTGGTAGAATTTTGAACTTAGCAAACTCATCTGAGAAATGAACCCCGCTGTAGTTTAGTACATTTACCCCACTTTTCTCTAATGAATCCTTCAAAGTTGAACAAAAGAAACTTTTCCCGCTAGACTCGACTCCAGTCACACAATAAATGCTTGGGGCAGCACCTTTTTTGTGCATCCCATAGTTAGATAAGGAAATAGATTCAATCAGAGAATCGACGACTAAATTATTGCCAATAAACTTTTGCTTTAAACTTTTGGAAAGGTTAGACAAAATATCTGGCTTTCTTAACGGATTCTCTTTCTTTGAGAAAAAATCTTTGAGGTGATTCATTTTGACATCAGGAACTTTGTCTTCTTTATCTTCTGCCCAGCCTGAAAGCCTTTCTGTTACAAAAGACAATACCGACTCTGTAGAATTTAAGTCTACGCCACTGTCTTTTATTTCTTTTCTCAGATCGCTAAATGTGCCATCTTGTTCCCAATAGGCAACTTTAGCTTGCGCTCCACAATGATCTACAACATCGATAGCCTTATCTGGATAAAATTTGTTTGGGAGATATTTTTCACAAAAATCAATCACATGATCGACAAAGTTTTGGGTATACTTTACATTATGAAAATCCTCATAATAAGAAGTAATAGTAGGCAAGATCTCTTTCATCTGGAACTTAGAGGGTTCCTTGATAATCACCTTTTCAAATCGACGATCTAAAGCACTATCCTTTTTAATTGTGTTTGTATACTCATTAATTGTCGTAGCACCAATGCAACTAATTGTACCCCTAGCAAGTTCTGGCTTGAGGATATTAGAGGCTTCTAGAGAGTTCTCTGTCGTTCCTCCAGCACCAACAAGAGTATGAATTTCATCTATAAATAAGATGATATTTTCATACTTCTTCACTTCATCCACGAACTTTTCCAATCTTTCTTCAAATTGCCCACGATATTGGGTTCCAGCCACCATGCTGGACAAACTAAGAGAATAAATTACTTTATTGGCGATAAGCTCTGGAGATTCCCCGTTTACAATCTTTGAAGCTAAACCTTCAATAAGAGAAGTCTTACCCGTTCCCGCTGGACCAACAAGAATTGCATTTGGCTTCTTCTTTCTACAAAGAATAGTTGCTATCTCTGATATCTTGTCATCAAAGTCTACAATTTTATCGAACTCTTGGCGAGAGGCTTTTAAATTTAAATTCTCTGCAAATTGATCAAGAATTGGATTATCGTCGAACATTCCAATCCAGTTGCTAGTCACATCCATCGATATGTCACTAGGCAATGAAGGCCCAAAGTCTAATTCAAGAGGCTCTTCGTCTTTTATAAAACAAGTGATGGCACTAATTAATTTGTCTACATCATCCTCGTCGAAAATACCAGAGAAAGCCTTCGGAATAAAAGGATCACTCAAGAGGCAAAGTAAGATAGACTCTGTGCTAATGTAGTCTAACGAAAATAACTCTTTTTGAATAAACTCACACTGCTCTAGTAACTTGTTTAAGTTAGTAGAATATCTTCTAGATACAACCTTGTTGGGCTTCTTCTTCTCAATAGTCTTTTGTGAAGCAATTCGTAGAGCTTCTACAGATGAGAAATCTTCAAGAAAATTTTGGCAAGATAAACTTAAGTCGCTAATAAATGAATGAAAAAAGACATCTATATCGACCTTATTCCTCCCAAGATGCTCGTTTAAATCTTGAGCATTTTTTAAAATAGCTTCTAGCTGTGGAGTAAAAGGTAAGTCGTTCATTTCTTATTTAGATCCCTGAGCTTCATCATAATCTTAGTGTCTATGACTCTAGCTGAGTTCACAAAACTACTACCACGCCCTTTGCTTGCATTCAAGATCAAAATGCAGTCTTTGGATATTTTATGATCTTCAAGGAATTCTGAAAGTGTATTTGCCCTAGAGTTATCCATCATCAAGAAGCTAGCAGAGCCTGTGTTGTCAGAACCTCTGATCATCATGTACTTGTTGCCGCTTTGAGAAACTTTTGTAAAAAAATCTTTTACCTGACAAGCAACCTTAAAGTTAGTGTTTTCTGAGATTTCATCAATATCTTTGAGGTAGTTCATAGAACCAAACTTATCTTCGAAACAGTCCTTCAAGTCAAAAGAGTAACTGTAACCCAGCAGAGTATTTTCATACCACCAATTAGTAAATTTCTGAAATGGCTTGTTTTTATCGAAGATTTCTTTGTAGTTCTTAAAGTTCTTCTTGAATGTCTCAAACCTAGACTCTTTCATTATTGGGCGACCATCATCAGCTACAGCATTAACTTTAATTACTTCAGATATTGCTTTTAAAATATCATCGCCAAACCTATTTTTAAATAGGATAAAATTCCTCTTCTCTCTATCCGTCAAGATGTTAAAAGCTTGAGCCTCTAAAACCAATCTTGCCCTCTTCTCTGTAGATTCATCCATAGCTCCCGCTTGAATCAAAGCCGCTAACACCGAAATGTTTATGCCACAGTTTTTTGCAGCAGTAAATACATCGTATTTGCTTTCAAATCCATCTGCCCCTTTGAAAGATAAAAGACCTTCTTTTGATTTAGACGAGATACCTTTGATTCCATTTAAACCATATCTAATATCATTACCCTCAATAGAGAAGTCCATCTCTGACTTGAATAAGTTAGGAGGTAGTAGCTTGATGCCAAAGTAATCTAACTCTTGATGAACAGAAGTGACAACTTCAAGAGGTTCTGGATCAAACTCAGAAGACTCAAGCACGGAGAGGAAAAACTCTCTAGGGTGCTTGTATTTCAAATACACTGTTTTTGCAGCTAATTCAGCGTAAGCAAAGCTATGAGACTTATTGAACGAGTAGTCAGCAGAAGCTTGTAGCGCAGTCCAGTAGAAGTCGCTAATCTGGCTATCCAAACCTAACTCTTCTGCCGCTTCATAAATCCTATCTTTCCATTTCGGCATCTCATCCACTTTTTTCTTACCAACAATGCGACGAAGAGTTTCCGCTTCTTCTAGAGTCAAGCCAAAAACCTTATTGGCAATTTGCATCAACTGCTCCTGATACAAAATAACATTTTTAGACCAAGACAAAATCTCATCCAAATCTTCATGAAGATTCCTTGATTGAGGAGCTTTTTTCTGTCGAACGTATTCTTCTACAAATTGTAAAGCCCCCGGACGCGCAAGAGCAACAACATCAGAAAGTTCATTTAGATTCTCTGGCTTAACTTCTTGGCAAACCCTGAAGTTAGTATCCGCAGAAATTTGGAACAATCCCTCTGGATGATTATAGCTTTGAAGCTTCTCATATATGAATGGGTCATTAGGATCTATGTCATCTATACTGATGCCGATCTTATCACAAGTCCTGTGTGCAATTGTCAATGTCCTAAGACCTAGAATATCAAACTTTACCATGAGATCAGCAACATCATGCATGTTGTAACCTGTCACCAAGTCTCCATCTTTAGTCTTCTGAAGAGGCACGACATCTCCAATTGATTGGGAACAAATAGCAATACCAGATGGATGAACTCCTGTGTTTTTAATCAGATTCTCAATCCTTTTGGCATTCACAAAAGTTCTATTGTGTTTCTTCGCCCAAGAATCAAACTTTTCATTTTCTTTCCTAGCATTCTCTAAAGAAGAAACCTTCCCGTGAAGTTTCGGAATCATATCGCTAACTGCATTAGCTTCTACTTCTTTTGCTTCATCGAAATATTTTGTTGCTTCTCTAATGCAAAGTTTAGAACTAAAAGTATTAAAGGTTAAAATCTTAGCAGTTCTACCTTTGTGTTTTTCTTCGATGTATTGAATCACTTTTTGTCTTTGCTCATAACTGATGTCCGAATCAACATCAGGGAGCAAGCTACCAACAAGAAACTCTTTATTACGTTTATCGTAAACCTTCTTTGCACGGCTCTTTGAAACAAAACGCTCAAAGAACAAATTGTGAGGAATGGGGTCAATATTAGTCACTCCAAGCAAGTAGAGGACCAGAGAGCCAGCAGCAGACCCTCGACCCGCTCCAGTAGGAATCCCGTTTTCATGGCAGAAGTTCAACACATCCCAGTTCAATAAAATATAATCTGTGAAACCAAGCTCTTCAAAAGTTTCTAACTCTTGGAGAGTCCTGTCGTAGTATTCTTTTTTATTGCTATACTTTGTAATACCCTTGTCTCGCAAGCCTTTACGAGCAAGCTCGTACATAATTTCCTTAGTTGAGCTTTGTTTACTTAGACCAATACTATTCAAAACCGATTCACTGACCGAAGTTTTTGGTAACTCCACTCCAATTGGCTCGCAATCATCATAAACAGAACAATCTCCAAACATTACAAATTCATTTCCTTTCTAAGTGCTGAAAAAACTTTGAAGCACATTTTATTATCATACAGTGCGTCATGGAGTTTTTCTTCTTCAAATTCTATACCAAAAAATTTCAACAACTGATTTTGAGAAACTCTTGCCTTCAAAGACCTGTCATGAATTATTTTATACTGCCAGCTTAACAAATCTTTACTAGGTTTGTCTAAATCTTCTCTGTAAGCTTTTCCTAAAGCTCTAGTGTCATAGATGCGCTCAAGATAGGAATAATCTGGGGTTTCACCAAGCAGTCTTTGCATCCCAGCTACCATATAGACATCAAAGCCAAGCAAGTTTTGACCAACAACCTTGTATTCTGGATTGAATAGATCGGCTTTAAAATCAGCCCAAACCTTCTTCAAAGGTTCTTTCCTTTCGTTATATTTGTCCCAAGTAAAACCTGTTAAACGCTCCACCGTCTTGCTGATTTGCAGGTCTTTGTGGTTAATGTATCTATCATTCTCTTTAATAACCCTATTGCCTTGACAGATTAACCATGAAACCTGCCAAGTCCTAGAAGAGTGAAGATTTAGACCTTCAGTCTCAGTATCGAAAACTAAATATTTTTGATTATGTGGTAGCATCTTTGTATGACTCCCAGCAGAACTCGTCTGAACAGAAGTGATTTAAGTTTGGATTTTGGAATGTTGGAGACTTGCCCCCAGATCTATTACAAGAAGCCTTATACATCTGCAAAGCAGCAAACTCCTCTTTGTTGTGGTGCAATATTGTTTTAACATTATGAGTCTTCACATCAAGACTTTTAATAACAGACTTGATTTGAAAATCAAATGGATGATTGTTATCTTCAATGAAATAGATGGGATCTAAGTGATCAATATCAATGTGAGATAGTCCAAAATAAAATAAATTATTAAAGATGTATGAGTCGTAAAATGGGACGCATACTTCAAGGTTCTCAAAGTCCTCCTTAGTATAATCAGATAAGACTAAAGAGTTTTGGCTGTTCAAAGACGCTGTAGAAGACATTCTCTTCAAGTCTCGTATGCCATCATTGTTTTTGGCAAAAAGAGCTAACTTGCTAGGCTTTTCACCATAATCTCCCCCAGTGTTAATTACTGATATTTTTAATCCGAAAACAAACGGCATGTCTTCTTCTTGGAAGAGCTTGTTAAAAACTCTGAAGCCATAAAAATTATCCTCTAGTAAGACGACTCTTTCAAGCTGGTTGATTTTAGCTATGTCGAGTATCTTCTCTGCTGTGAGAATAGACTTTCCTATACTGAACTGACTCTTAAAAAGAGGGGTCATGACTAGATCTTAGATAAGATCTATCGACTTGTCAAACGAAAAGGCTGGGCAACCCGCATATTTTTTCTTCTCAATCTTTACCCCTTTCCCTTCGTCAAGCATTTCTTGCAAGTCCTCCTTAACGTAAGACGACTTGATAAACTTATCATCTTCTCCAAGCAAGTGGTAATAGTCAAATGGAAACTTAAATGGACAATGCCACATCAAATCTCCGTTCTTTTTTAATTGACCAACATGTGTTGCTCTACCACAAACAATCTTACCCGCAAATCCTTCCTCTTTGGCTGGATAGCCCTTATCCCAAGCGAGACCGCTCTTGGCTGTAGTTTCAGAGAAGTTGTTGATCACCTGCTGGACATCAGTCAGGAAATATTCAAAGCCCTCTAGGTCTAATTCGTCCAATGGCTCCATCTCTAAATAACCTTCTCCCTCAAGGTCAAATTTTAAGAATAAAAATTCCATCTTGCGTTTAAGGTATTCTGGATACAGATATTTTACAGCAAGGCAATACATATAGTCTTGCATGTTATCAGAATACTCTTTACCTTCAAAAATACTCTTAGACGTTTTGAAATCTCTAATGATCGCAGTCTTCTTTCTCTTAAACAAGAAGAGCTTATCAATAAAGCCTAAAATCCTATAGTTCTTATCTCCGTCATCTACAGAGATGTCAAAATCTTTCTCAGAAATAGATTCAGTTGGCTTACCTTCAGTATCACCGAAGAAATCAAAATTTAGACCCTCAACTGTCATCTTGTTGATTAGATCCATATTTTCAAAATCATCTATCTCATACTTCTTCGCATAAGCTTCTACCATTCTTTTGATGGGAGGGCTAGCGTTTATGTCTTGAGCTTTTATGATGGCTCTATAATGCTTCTTGTGGCGAGGATTACCTAGATTCTCAAATACTGCGTGACAGATAGTACCACGAAGAGACCCGTGATTAGATTTATCTGGCAATCTTAGATGATACTTGGCCCAGTATTGCCAAGTGCAAGTTTGCATCGTTTTGATCCGTGATGCAGATAGAGGCTTATTTTCAGATTTCTCCATAATGGAAGTCGTATTTCTTTTCGAACTTCCTTAGATTAGAAGCGAAAGCTTTATTAACGCCACGCTTATCCATTTCTTTGGCGAAATCAATAACAGTAGCCATTGATTCATTATGTTCAATACCCCCACAATATTCAACATATTTATTAATCTGCTCTACTGTCATATCTCCAAAGTCATTCTCTGGAGGAGGGGAGAAGAATATCTTTTCAAAATCAATCTGTTCACAAAGCTTGAATATCGACTTGATAGAACCCTCAAAGCCTCTATTGGATTCTGAGTTGAAATCGTTATTAAAAGCAATAAAAATTTTATCTAGAGGCAAACCATGAAGCTTAGATATAAACTTGGGTGAAATATTCAACCCAAAAGAGACAAGCACGTTTTTAACCCCAGCATCGAACAGAGAAATGCAATCTCCAATAGACTCCACCACATAAACACAACGATGCTCTTCAATCGCAGAAGAAACATCATCAATCGTGTAGTATGGATAAAACCAGTCAGAACAACGCCCATTGTGAAGCCACTTAGGTCTGGGGTCATTTGTCACCTTTCTCCCTGAAAACCCGTGTATCTTACCGTCAGAGCGAACAACAGGAAATATGACTCGCTGATACATTTTACCAGACATAGCCAAGCCACACTTGAACTTTTTTAAGGTGTCTTCTGATATACCTCTCTCAAAATAAAAATCATAATGAGGCAAAAGTCTATTCAAGCAAGAATCTGGATATGTCTTCTCTTCACTCAAAAGGTGTTTTTTCTTAGTGCGTTCATATATGTTTACACTATCCCTCTTCAAATAAGAGTTTAAAACACCCTTGTCATTAGTATTAAGAGTTTTTTGCAGCAAGGCTTCAAATGGAAGAAACATCGAATCTTCGACATAATCTTTCCAAACTCCAGTGTCTTTATAGATTTGTAATGCAGTAGAGTTGTCTCCAGACCTATACACAGCACTGGTTCTCCAATATGAACCGTGGTCCTTCAATCTGTAGCCCAAATCCTCTAAGATGGCCCTATAATCGCTCATTCTGAAAGAACAATTGGAATATCATTAGCCTCATCACTAGTCTCCAAAGAAACATCAACGTTGTTGGCTGAATTCACAATATCTTGAAGATCTCCCCTCTCCTCAACCCTAAAATTTTCAATATTTAAGTTAATGAAATTCTTTCGATTAGAGCCATCTGGCATTTCGACAGGATTGATTGCACGAAGAGCTTCTTTGCCCAAGTGTCTAGCCTTGAGGTTCACTAGCTTGTGAGTTCCAAAGCGATCTCCATCTTCATGAATCTCGTCTGGAATCTTTCTTCTCAATAAAAATAAGTGGGAACAAAACTGAGTGATCCCATCAGACAGAGAAACAACGCTCTCATCATCAACGATTGAATCTGCTCCCCTGTTCCCAGTGATGCCAAGACGGTTCGCTTGAACTGATGTCATCATTGAGACGCAAGGCTTACCGTCAAAGCACAAGTCCCTGTGAATAGTTTGTTTAAACAAGTGGACCATGGAAGCAACTTGTTGCCAACCATCATTTTTGCCAAGGTTATTGAAGTCTGTTTTAATGTAATCAAAACTAAAGATCATCTTGTTGCCCCTTCCGACTTTAGAATAATAAAATCTCTTCAGGTAAGAACACATCTCTTCAGCAGACATACCAGCAACATTTTCATAATAAAATTTCATGTTGCCAGACTTAATCTGATCCCAAGCATTCCGAACTTTTTGAGTAACCTCTTCAGAAGTCCAATCTTTATAACTTGATGTCCTCCACTTACCACTTTGCAAGAGATAAATTGGTATGCCTGTCATCGCAGAACACTGACGAAGAGTCAACTCCTCTTCACTCATCTCTCCGTTGTCGAAATGTAAAACTGGTATGTTATATTTAGAAGCAGTTCTAGTAGTGTAGTCCATACAGAATTGAGTTTTACCAACTCCAGAACGAGCTACAATAACAGAAATGTTACCTTCTAAAAGAAGTGATCCATAAATTTCATTAATGCGTTGGTGCGGACCCATTAAGCCAGTTTCTTCTATAGGGTTGTTTCCCCTATCTTCAACCAACTCTTCCATAATATCGAACAAGTTGATTGGCCCTTCGTCATTAAACTCAAACTCTTTTATGTTCTTGTTGTAGATCTCATCTGATTTGTCGATGATCTCAGAATACTTAAGGTTTGGGTCTACTTTCTTGACATAAGTTGCAACGTCTTTCGCGGCACGATATATCTCCCTGCGAGCAGAAAACTTCTTTAACTCCCTTACTGAAGAAATAAAGATGTCTTCTGTTATCTTGTGGTAAACTAAAGACCTTATGTACTCTGGGAGATCAATACTGTCTGGAAAGCTAACCTTAAGTTGCTCTAACCTTGGGATAAGGATAGTGTCATCTATTGTCTCTGCATTATTAAGAGCATTGCGAATCAACTTAAAGATAGAAAGATTTACTACAGAATCTTCACTGAAGAAATCTTTTTCATTTAAAAAAACAGAAACTTCAGCCCACTTGTGTGGGTGCTGGAGCAGACCTTTTAATACGGTCTTTTCTAGGTCCAAACTTGCTATCATTGATCAGCCTCCTGTTGGATGGAGATTTCTACCAACTTAGTAAGAGCCATATCAACACAGGTATTGTCTGTCTTGGTCGCGAAAGTGGGTTGTCCCATGTCGTTGATATAATACAAGAAAAAACCTTTATTTCCTCCGCTTGGAGAACCAGTGCAGTCGAAGAGTTTAGTTAGAATGCTTTTTGGTAAGGTATTATCCGTTTTGTCGAAAAGGTTCATATTAAGTCTAACTTGTTAAGTAGCTCTTCATTAAGAGTATCTCGTTCCAGTATTCTTACAAGCCTAATTTGGTTAATCTCGCAAAAATATTCCTTCTTCTCGTCTCTCTGCAATTGTGAGAGGAAGTTCTGCCTAGAATTTGAATGGAAGAACTTGTTGTATTTGTAGTGCTGATTGCCATCGACCTCTACTGCAAGCTTCTTGTTTGCGTTGTAAAAGTCTAGAGTCATTCTTGTCCCAAGAACAGGAAGTTCCTCAAAAACTACGTCAGCAATCCAATGTGGATATAAAAGATCTTTTACTCTTTTTTGGATTTTGCTGCGACACTTCTTGTCCCAGTCGATCAGATATTTTGAAGAATTTTTAAGCTTCTGTTCACGACCAGTTGTCGTTAAAAAGATCATACAAAAATATTCTCAGCAATAAACAAGTGCATCCCTTTTGTGATGTCTTCATTGTTTTCAAGGAGGTCATACAGGGCTTTCATCCCCTGATACTTTTCTTGAACTTCAATGCCCCTGTCGGCAAGATACTTAATAAGCTCCTCGTCAATCTTAAACCAAGAAGCAGACTTCTCAATATAGTTCCACATCAGAAGCATTTCAATAATCTCACGTTCAATCCAAATAGACTTGCCGTCAGAACGGCCATGTTTAATTGGGTAACGAATCCGCATCCCAGTGCTTTCGTTCGTAGACTTTTGAATATGAACTTTAGCATAATGCCCTATGATAGAATTCTCTGGGCTTGGCTTGGCCTTTGGATCTTGCAAGATTAGATCTTTTTGATTTCTTTTCTCAAAGTTAATAATCCAGTCTGGATAATGGAGAGCTGCATTGCCACCGCTAGAATTGGTTTGGTTGTTTGGATCACTAGTAGCATATTGACTCGTCTTAATAGTTGACCGAACCTGAGAGATCATAATGCACATGTGACCAAATTTACCCATCCCAAGACTAACCCGCTTTAAGAAATCAGAAGTTAGAGCTGCACCCGCCGCGACTTTTGCTGCGTCACTGGTGGTCTTTTCTAAATCAGATTTAGGAAGCAAGCCATCCATACTGTCGATGACAATGCAAAATTTTTCTTTGTCTGGATTATTCTTTAGTAGTTCTCTAAGGCCATCAAAAACCGTATCATAAATGTGGCACTCCCAAACAAGGCAAGTACCTAACTCCCAGTCTTCTGGATCGCTTACAAACTTCAAACCAGAACGTTTCTGAATATCTGACGACAAACGTCCTTCTGCTTTAATGTAGAGACCCTTTGTCTTTTCCACGGTCTCAAGCATGTTTTTCATCACATGGAGAGCTTCATTTGTTTTGCCCCCTTCGTTACATCCAATGAAACGATGTAATCCAGCACCAAGTCCATTACCTACAAACTGGTCTAAAATTAGAGAACCAGTTGAAACTAAATAAGACTTTGCAGTCTCTTCGTAATTGTAGTGGAAGTCTTTATTACTCTTAAAGAACTTGGACATGAATTCCGAAGTGCCAATTTTTTCTTTTGTACTTTTCTTACTCATCTAAAAAATCTCTCAGGGTTTTTCTTTTTTCGATCAACCTATCTTCTCCTGTTTTGACCCCATGGTCAACTATTTTTTCAGAGTTTTTTGGCTTATAGTGGAATTCTTTATGCTTCTTGTCTAAATAAGACAACCCGTCTTTAGTCAGAAAATACTTTATTGAGCCATCAAGCTTAAAAGGAGGTTTGACTTTTAGTAAGAAGTCTATGTC